AATGTATTTTTTGTTAGGTCTGTGCTCATTTTTTCTACCGATTATATTTGGATTACGATTTTAATATCTTCTGCTGCGTTAGCTGATCTTGTTACTGCTGCTCTATTATCTATAAAGAGAACATCACCTGATATTTGGTCAACATCAGCATATGCAAATGCTCTTGTATCAGAGTCAAACCCTGCAACATCTAAAGTGCCTGTACCAGATCCGTTTGTTTCAGATACTATTTCACCTTCACTAAAGCTCAAGAAACCAGTGGCCTCTGTTTGGTGGTAATAAATCTTGTCTGAGTCAAAGCTATCTATGTATGCTTTAGCTCCAGATGTTCCACCTTCAATAGTTTTATCTGCTGTAAACGCTGAAGTAATTGTTGATAACTGAAAGCCTAGATATGGTAATGCAATACCACTCTCTGCTGTAAAGTCTGAATCTCTATGCATCTTAGGATTTTTAATAAGACCAATTTGACGGAAGTCGTTGCCAACAATAAAGTTACCACTCTCAGTTCCGTCTGGTTTGGCATTAAACATTAATGCACGTGATCTTAAATCATCTCTTGGATCTGCTCCGATACCAGCAGATGGACCAAAGATAGGTCTTACTGTTGCATTTGAACCACCGCCACCAGTAATAGTAATATCAGCATAGTCATAACCAGAACCGAATACCATTGTGTTATCTGATTCTAATACTTCAACTTTAGTAAGAATATTGCCAGAAATGGTTGCCGTAGCTTTAGCTCCAGAACCGTTACCTGTGATAGTAACAGCAGGTGATGATGTATAACCAGAACCACCATTTGTTACTGTATATCCTAGAAGTTGCCCTGCTACTGCTGCGTTCTGAATATTAAACTGTTCTACTTCTGATGCTGATGAATTACCATCAGTTGATAAAATCTTAGTCACAGGCATAAAGTTGGCTGCTAAGAATTTAGAAACAGTAAGCGCACCTAGTGAGAATAAGAATTTCCATACATAACCATCAGACGTTTTAAATGCACCTGCCGCAGTCCCTGTGGGTTTCACAGTGGATATAACAGAAGCCCCCGCCGCATTACGTCCTGGTTGTAAACAAATGTATACATGGTTTTCATCAGTAAATACATAATATGCTTGATTAGGATGGCCAGCTTGATCATCATTAAAGCCCGAATAGATAGAACCAGAGGACCAATTATATCTTGGTACAACAAAAGATTTATCTGCTACTGTCTTCATTGACTGTAGGGAAAATCCAAGGTTTCTAATTTCTCGTAAGCTATTTTCTGGTGTTGGTGCAGTATCTGATACATTCCAGACTTCTGATCTGCCAACGCCAATATAATAGTTATTATCAGAACTGTCGATATCAGTAATGATGCTTTCTAAAACTTGCTTTTTAAGTTTATCTGTAATTATCGCCGCCATTGTTTTTCCTTATGAAGCAACTGTTTTCGATGCCAAGTGCCAGTTAGAGCCGGACCATATAAAGAAACCAGCTTCATTTTGAGCAACAGTAACTGATGATGCACCACGTAATTGAGTAGGTGTAATAACAACAGTTCCGCCGCCAGAGTTAAAAAAGTATTTGATCTCACCAGCACCAGCATCACCAGCATTACCATTAGCTAGTGTAATACCTGTAAGATCAGATCCGCCTGCAAAGTGTGTAGTTGGTACTGTAAGACTCATAGCTGTTCCAGATGCCGTGATCTTTTCAGCTTTAAATCTAACACCATTCTCATGTGCAATTTGTCCAGAACCTTTAGAACCAAATCTAAGATCAATGTCTGCATCAAAACCTTTTGAAGATATTGATGGGCCAGTACCACTTGCTGCGTTACCAACAAGAATTTGGTTAACAGCAGATGATGTTGCAGTAACTTCGATAAGCTCTGCTCCGTTTAAATCATTGATAGATGTACCAACTTTAGGGGTATTTAGTATTGGAGAGGTAAGAGTTTTATTTGTAAGAGTTTGAGTATGATCATTAAACACAAATGTATCACTATCAGTCAAGAGAGGTAGATTGATATTTCTATCTGCCGCTAATTCACTTACAGCTACAATATACTGATGATCTGCACTCGTATCATTAAACTGTGGAGTTGTTATAATAGGTGAAGTCAAAGTCTTATTAGACATTGTCTGAGTTGCTGTATTAGAAATAACTTGTGTACCTACTGCAGGTAGAGCAAGAGTAATATCACTCGATGGGTTACTTGCAACTAGTGTTGTTTCCCACTGATCTACATTAGTGCCTTCAAATTTAACACCTTGATCAGTAAGGGTTACTCCTGAAGAAAGTTGATCTGAATCACCACCTAGTAGTAAGTAAATATCGACAAAATTATCATTTAATTTTTGACCTGCAATACGGAGTGTATCACCAGTTCCGTCATTAGCAGTAGTGCCTGTGTTTACTATTTGTCTTGCCATTTTAACTCTCGTTTAAATCTGTTATCTTTATTTATAATGGTTATGCTGAGTCTGAATCGTACCAAACGTAATTAACTTTATCAAATGTCTCAAGATCAATATCCATTCTTGGTACACGGTAGTCAATTCCAGCACTATCTTCATCGTGTGTTGGGGAAGTAACACTTGCAAACTCTGCAAGGCTATCGTATGTTCTATCAATCTGTTCTAATGTATATGTATTATATCTTTCAACCGTTGATCTCACGTCTGTTCTTACCATTGAATCATCTGATAATACAAACAGTTGTGTAATATCAAGCTGTGTTGGTGCTGGATTAAAGTCAGCTACGGATGTCAAGATTGGATCTGGGTTGATATTTGGTATCGCAAATGGCATAATACTATTATTATCAGTATTATCAGAAACAATTTGAACTTCTCCACCAACATACATACCTGCAGGGTGGACGAATAGTTTATATTCTTCTAACCAACTTGAGATAGGCTGATCTGCTTTAATAAGAACAGCAAACTCTTGATATAACTTATCATCTGTAAGATACTTTTGTGACTCAGGGCCAATCTTTGATGCTTCTATGTCATCTCTATTACCTACAATAAACACATTCTCTTTTGTATATACAACATCTGGTGAGACACCAAAGAATGTACGGAAGAATTGTTGAATACTATAAAGGGAACCCTTTGATCTATAGAGTGTATTAGAATATTTGGCTGCAGCTCTTTTATTTTCAAAGCCTTCAAAGTATTGTTGACCAAGTAGTAACTCGTCTTCAATATAAGAAAGTAATTCTATATCAGCTTCAGTAATATCTCTTGTTTTAAATAGATCATCTAAGTAGCGAGTAGGAGACGCACTGTCTTGATCATAGTCATAGTATGCCTCAAGAAAAGAAACAATCTTTGGATATTCTTGTAGAAAATAAGCAGGCAGTACACTCTTTACGGAACGTTTGTCCAGTAAAGATAGGCTTCGTCTGTTATTATCAATTCTTGTTTTATCGTGAGGCATATTTACTTCTTATGTTGATGTAACAACAACACCTTGAGAGAATGATGGACCAGCATCATATTCTAAGACGTCATTTCTAATAGGGCTTACAGCTGACTGATTAGCTGGCGTTACAGTAATTTTAATATAATCAGTACCACCAATAATTTCTTCTACTAAAAGACCTACAATACTAATAGTAGCAGTAGATGCTTGGTATGAACCAATATTATCATTTAAGATATTTTGTGAAGCTAATGATAATACTTCTAATTTAGTTGTATTTAGTTTATTTCTTATAATACATACTTCACCTTGGTATTGGAATGATGAAGATACTACAACATGTTCTTTATCATCTGGCTCAGCAATAGTAGCAGGAAATCTAAGTGTAGTATCTTCAAGAATGTCTAAGTTAGGAACCATTCTCTGCTGTAGTTTAATATTAGCACGTGAAGATAGAACAGCTGAATCAACTTCGTCAACAAGAGATAGCATGTTTGATCTACGAAACGATTGACTAAACTTGCCTACATTAGAAGCAAAGTATGAAGACACTTTATTTTGTATTGTGTCTTGGACGTTATTAATGGATAGTGAAGTCAACTTAGGGTTGAACTGGAAGAATACCTGTGTTTCAATAAACGTCTTAACTGGATCTTCAAACTTCACACCAAAACCAACAACTGATAGTTGTTTA